CGCGTCCCGGCGGGGTGAACTGCTCGATCTGCGCCTGCGTGTCACCGGGACCGTGCTGGATGTGCGTCAACTCAAGTGCGGTGTCGCCGCCGACGTCCCAGTACCCGTAGATGTGGTCGGTGTCCTCGCCGCCGAGCGTGACGCTCAACTCGGTCGGTTCGGACGAGCGCCAGCCGTTGCTCTGCGTCACACGAATGACGACCTCGCGATTGTGCGGCGCGGCGCGGTAATAGACGCTGGCGTCAACCTTGTCGGTGAGCGTGGCGACGAGCGTGAACTGCCCGCCCGCCTGCTTCGCCCATACCTCGTAGTTATAGAACTCCTCGTCCGCCAGGTCAGACTCGTCCCACGCGATCAGCAGCGCCATGCGGTCGAGGTCGGCGGTCGCTGTCAGGCCCGCGATCGGGTCGGGCTGCGTGAAGTCCGTCGTGAATGTGCGCTCAATCGTGGCGCTCAGACCGTCGGTGTTATAGACGACCAGCGTCCAGTCGATGTCCTCTTCGTTGGGCAGCACGAACGGCGCGAAGTCAACTGAGTCCGTTACCTCTTCGACGAGGCCCGAGTCATAGATAAGGCCACCATCGAGGAACGCGGTCAGCTGGTAGCTCGCCATCGGGACGCCGCCCGAGTGCGAGTAGGTCCAGGCGACTGTCTCGGTCGGGTCGGTGATCGTGGCGGAGTCGGCGGGCGTGACCGTGCCAAGGTCAGGCGCCGCGGAATACTTGACGTAAGTCCGCTCCGACCAACCCGACCGGACGCTGGCCGTGTCATCATAGGTCGCCCGGAAGTCATAGGTTTCTTCTATGTCTAACGCAGGACTGGTGAACGTCTCCGACGGTGAGCTGGAGTCGATGTACGGACTGGCGGCGAACGGCGCAAGGGCTGAGTCGCGTACCTCGACTTCCTGGCGCGTCGGCTCTTCGGCATAGCCGAGGTCCGTGTCGGTGTCGCGGAAGGGCAACAGCAGATCGGGCGTGCTGTCTGTCGTGACCCAGACGCCATCGGAACGCTGGACGGTCTGACCGCCCGACACACTGATGGGGTACGGCGTGCCTGGCGTGGCGTTGACGTGGAACGGGAACTTCTCGCTGGCCGTGCCGATGGTCAGCGTGCCGGTGATGCGGACCGCGGCGTAGACGCTCGGGTTATCCATGCTGTACGACAGCACGCCGAGCGGGATGACGAAGCTATGCGACGCCGCCGACGTGAACACCGCGGGCGTGCCGCTGTCGTAGATGTTCGTCCCTGCGCTGTTATCAATCCACAGGCGCGCCTCGTCGATGTTCACGCCGCTCGGCGCGGACACGACGAACGTCGGCGTGAGCGTGTCGACCTTGATGCTCACGTCAACCGGGACGCCGCCGATCTTGATGACCGCGCCGACCGTCTCGTACTGGATGAAGAAGACGTTGGCGCTCAGCAGCGAGGGCACGTCATCGCGGTTCCAGACCATGACCTGCGTCCGGTACTTCAAGCCCCATTCCAGCGCGTGCTCGCCGCCATACGTCACCGAGGCGCGGGTCGAAGTGCCGCCAATCTCCTGCTTGCCACTGGACGGCCACATATTGATTACGCCGAGATGCGGGTCGTCGTAATAGACGAACGCCTGGATGGCGGTGATGTAGTCCGCCGGATCGGCTGACTTGATGGAGGCCGATATCGCGGGCGTCTTGGTGCTCGGCTCAACGGAGATGTTGACCGCTTGCGGCTTGTAGCCGGGCGTGGCTGTGCGGAGCGGACTCCACGGTGAGACGATCTGCGGCGACCACTGGACGAAGAAGCGGATACGCCACTTGCCGGTGACCCGTGGCGGAAGGTTCTGCAACGCCTGGTCATTGACGCTATTGGATGGCAGCGGCGTTATGAAGGTGCGCGCATAGTCGAATATGGGCGTGCCCGGTATCTCATCGGTTGCACCGCTGTTGAACCATTGCACCTGGACCTGCGTGGCGGGTCGTGCCAGCGGGTCGACGTGGCGACCGCTGACGATAACGTAGGTGCCGTTGCCGCCGTAGACCGCGCCCTCTTCGGGCGTCAGGTCGGACGGGGTGAAGGGCAGCGTCGTCTCGGCCCATGCAATCTCGACATACGGCTTCGTGGTGCTGTTGCTCGAGTAGAAGACGCAGCGCTGCGCCGTGGCCGTCTCGTCGAAGGCGACCGCGACCAGGACGAGCTGGGTTATCTCGGGATGCGCGAACCAGTACTTGCCGAGGTCCAGCGCGTTGACGGTGATCCACTCGTCGTTGACCGGCGCGCCCTCATAGCTCGCCATGTCGGTATCGGTCGTCGTCGGGCCGGGCCACGTCTTCGACTGGCCGCCGTCGCTGCTGACGTAGTTGCGCCGGCTCTCGCTGTTCTCGGCGAGTGCCGTGGTGCCGCGCTTGAGATGGAACTTGACGCTCGAGCCGATGCCGAAGATGGCGGACGAAGCGCGCAGCTTGACGTTGAATGCGCTTATCGCGTCGGCGCTCGGCACGCCATCGAACAGCGCGCCACGCGGAATGCCGATGCCGAGCCTGTTCTTGTAGGCCCAATCGCCAGTGCCCTTGCCGACACCCATCCGGTCGCCCTTGCCGTTGCCCGCACCGCCGAGGGTGTCGGCGTACCAGGAGTCAAGGGTGACGTCCTGCGTTGCCATCAGCCGGTGCTCCAGCGCTGGTGACGGACGCGGGAGGCACTGCGGACGTAGTTCTCGATGACCGCGGCGACACGCTGCGGGTCGGTGGCGTCGTTGATCGTGAAGTTGTAGGTATCGCCGCCCATTTTGCTGGCGCCGTTCGGCACGATGGTGCCGTTGACATTGGGCACGAACATCTCAGGACCACGCTCGCCGACGATGTACGGCGTCCCGGCGTAGACCGAGCCACCGAGTGCCAGAGCATCGACGCCGCCCGGTCCTTTGTGGCCGGGGTCACGGCCCGGGACCTTGTACGGGTCGGTGATCTTGCCGTAGCCCGCGAGCCACGCTGCCCGAGCGTTTGAGCCTTGGGTATAAGCCTCGCCGGTGATCTGTTGCCACTGGAGCTTGAGCGCGGCAATCTGCTGGTCGATGACCGTGCTGCCCCATGATCCCTCCGGCTCCAGACCTTTTAGGTATGCCAGCTTTGCTAGTCCAGCTTCGATTTCGGCGAGCGCCCTGATCTCTTCCAACGGGTGAGTGATGGCGTACTGGACCTTGTCCATCGCCTCGTCGATAACGCTTCGGTTGTTCTTCAACGCCGTGGCGAGGTCGCCGGTGATGGACTGCGCCGAGTCGTCCCAAATCTTCTTCTTCGCCATTGCGTCGGCGGCGTCCTGCGCGATCTTCTCCATGTCCTTCGGGAACTGGACGGCGAGGTTGGACTGCACCATGCCCTCGCGCACGTCATCGGCAAGGTGTTCCGCAACGCCCGCCTGGACGCCCTCCGTCACCGACGTCGCCGCCGCGAAGCCGAGCGCCGGGAGGCCATGCTGGAGCGCAACCAGCAGTCCGCCACCTGCAAGCAGCGCGGCGCCGATAGCGGTCGGAATAGCAAGCGCCGTCGCGGCGCCGATCGCCGTGCCCGTCACCGTACCGACGGTCGTGCCCGCAGCGGCTAGGGGTATCTGGAATGCTAGGAGCGCGGCGACGGCTTTCTGTATAGCGCCTATGCCGTAGGCCGCGAGGGTCCGGGCCTCCATCTCGATGAGGCCGAGGAACGAACCGAGAGCAGTTGTCGCGGCCATGACGGTCGTGTTGCCCATGACCTTTGCGATGGCTCCCCTGATGACGCCCGCGAACGGTTCGGCCAGGTCCAGCGCAAGGAAGGCGCCCGACAGGATCGAGTTGAGGTCGGTGCCGAGTTGCTTGTCCAGCGCACGGACGGCCTGGAGGATCGTGGTCTGCGAGGCCTTGATGCCCTCCGCGATCGTGCTGCCGATGTTCTTGACCTTGTCGCTGAACCCGCCGACTGAGGTCTGCGCGTCCTTTAGGCCACTCTGGAACTCACGCGCATCAACGCCGAGGGTGACGGTCAGGGTGCCGAGTGAGCCGGCCATCAGACGCTGCCCTTCTCCAGCTTCGCCACCTTCTCAAGCAGCGCCTTGATCTTGACTGCCATCGCGTCGGTCGCCTTGACCCGGGTCGCTTCGAAGGCGGGGCGCAGGGTTGGCCGTGGCGGCTGCTGGATGCCGCCGGCGTAGTGGCCGAACTCCAGGCGCGTGGCGTAGTCGCGGGGCTGGTCCTCGCCCGCCTCCGTGGGCTGTTCCAGCGGCAGGCCGACCCATGCCGTCGCGCCGACTATCCCGGGTTGGGCACGTATGCCGATGGCGTTGACGTAATGCGCCGTGCCCGGTCCATAGCCGAACGTGCGCGTGACGTTCTGACGCCATTGCTCCGCGATGACCTCGGCACCCGCCGACGTGGCCTGAACGAGCAGGTAGTCACGGACACTCTCACCGAGCGCCTGCAGTTTCGCCGCCAGTTCAGGCCCGCCTTCGACGTAACCCCATGCGTTGACGCCGGAGGGCTTGCCGATGACGACGTTGTTACCCACGCCGGCCACCGAGCATCGCCATGACCGAGTCGACCTTGCGCCGCAGTTCCTCGGGCTTGTGCGCCGGTCGGAACTCCGTGCGCCACGGCAGCGCCGCCAGGAAGTCGGCCACACCGGGCACCTTCGTGCCCTTCTTGACGTTCGCCAGCAGCCTGACCAGCAGGTCCATCATCAGCGCGTGGCGCATGTCGGCGCGCTCGGCCTCGTCGGGATCGAGGCGCATCGAAGCGAGCCACTGCGCCGCCTCCATGCTGTCCATGCTCGCTTGCAACGCCGCCACGCTACGCCCCGAGTGACGCGCTGCGACTAGCCACTGTCGCCGCTCGGGGTCACTTTTAGGGCAGCTTCCGCCTCCTCCTCGGCCTTCCGGCTGAGGCCCGCCAGGCGCAACGCGACGTTGGACAGACGGTCGATGGTCGGTGCCGTCAGCGCGGCGACCTTGTCGGGCGTCGAATGGAGCGTGGCTGCGATGAGGACGTGCTGATAGCGCAGGTTCTGCTCCGAGTCATCGGTATCGACGGCACCGAGCGACTTCGCCAGTGAGGCGCGCTCCAGGCCGGTGACGGCGTACAGCCGGACTTGCATCCCCTCCCCGTACTCGGGGACGTCTACATCTTCGAACGGCAGCGGTAGGGCTAGGAGGTCATCCAGCGAAACCAGCTTGTGTCCGTTGCCGTTCTTCGCACCGCTCACGAACTCGCTGTCGAGGAATTGAACACCGGTGAGCCGGTGACGCGCAGGGTGATGTCAGCGCCGAGATGGCTGGTGACGGGTGCGCTCAGCGAGAAGCCGGTGCAGTACGCCGAGAAGGACCACGTCGCGCCTGCTTCGACTTCGCCCGACGAGTCGGGGTAGGCCATGACGTAGTCGTCCTTGCTGCGCTCTTCCCATGCGGTGAACAGGGCCGTGTGACCGGTGGAGTCGGGGTCGAAGACGAGCGGGAAGGTTATCTCGCCGGTGCGCTTGATGGTGGCGATGAACTCTTCGGTGTGGTCGGGCGAGTCGTGATTGGTAATCTCGTCCGTGTCAGTCGCCAGCTGCGGCCCGGTGATGTCCATGATCTGCCCGATGGGCGTGCTGTTGATCGAGATGGTGGTGCCCATTGTTGGGATTGCGACGGTGTCAACCACGCGGGAAAGCCTCCTGTTTCATGCTTAGGTGTTGGACGCTCACGAACTGATGGGCGCCTCCTGGTAAGCCACTTCGAAGTCGAGGATGCGGCGGTAGCGGACCTGCCCGCCTTTAATCTCGTTGGGAACCGTGTCGAAGTCCGACAGCAGCGTGGCCCAGCCAATCTCCACGTCGTTCATCGGGCCGTGATAGCCGTCGAGCGCGTGGAGGACCTGCGTCGCCATGCGGTCGACTTCCTCGTCGTTGTCGGCGAAGGCGTCTATCTGCACGCGGCGGGCGATGAGCGAGCGCCGGTTGCTGTGCGTCTGGACGGTGCCGCCCCCGACGAACACCTGCACCAGCGCCGGCATCATCGGGCGAATAGGCAGCCGGGCATCATGGACCGACACGTTGATTTCGTCGCGGAGGAACTGATGCAAGGCTGCCCGGAGAGTCATGCGACGCCGAAGGTTCGGCGGTGGCCGTAGATCAACGACTGGTAGATGCGGTCGTTGTGGAGATTGCGCCAGCCGTCGTCGGGAGCGTTGACCCTGAGGACCTGGACTGCCCGGAGAGCGGCCTGCCGCAACCGCTCAT